GGCGCAAATATTACTAACACAGAACTATTACTTGCTATAAACATAGAAATACGAGACATCCATTATGCGAATGGATATTACATCGCAGTTGGTTTTGGTGGTACAACTGCTGCTGATGCTATTGGTGATAAAATAGGTGGTGTAAATGTTGCTATATCTACAAATAGAACAACTTGGACTAGACAGAGAATTTTCACTGGATCAGGATTAAGTATAACCCACGATGGAACAAAATGGATTGCTACTGGTGAAGATACTGACCCATCGAAACGAGTTCAATATTCTACTGATAATGGAACTACTTGGTTACCACCAACTTTACCACCTATCGACGGGTCTGCTAATATAATTTTAACTTATGTGCAAGAAATTAAACAACCACATCCACGAATTATATATATCAATGAAGATGAAGTATTAAACCCAAAACAAGAAATTTTATATATCAACGAAGATTTAACAAAATCAAAACAACAACAATTTGCATATATCAACGAAGATTTAACAAAATCAAAACAACAACAAATTACATTTATCAATGAAGATGTGATAAAGCCAAAACAACAAATTACATTTATCAATGAAGATTTGATCAAACCAAAACAACATCTAATTACATATGTAAACGAAGATGCATCAAATCCACAAGTACAAATTAAATATATTAATAATATTAAGGTTCCTCCATTGAGTTTAGAAGGGTTGGAAGGTAAAGTCGATGCCGTTGCTATGGGTTCTGGTGTTAATACAATTAGTTATTCAAGAGACGGTGGAATAACCCTTACTGGTATAGGAAATTCTATTTTTTCAGTCGCAGGTATTCGCTCTTATTATAATGGTGATACGTGGGTTGCTGTAGGAGAAGGCGCTGTACACACACTTGCTGTTTCAACTGATGGTATTAATTGGACTGGTAAAGGTAAGATATTTAATGTAAAAGGTAAATCGGTAACTTATGATAAAGGTATGTGGATAGCAGTTGGTGAAGATTCAGTAAGTAGTAAATGTATTGCTTATTCTACTAATAATGGATTTTCATGGAATTATTCAAATGGTAGTATGTTCTCCACTTCCTGTAATGATATTGTTAGTTCAGATTATCACGGTTGGATCGCAGTCGGAACTGGTTCTGTTAATACGATGGCTACTTCTGACGATGGTATTTCTTGGACCGGTAAAGGGTTGGTAATGAATGTCTCGATAAATACAATTGTTTATACTGGTGAAAGATTCATTATTGGTGGTAATGATACCAATGTTGCGCGCTCTTATTTAGAGGCAAAAAATATTGCTACGCTTGCCACGCACGACCCTAATGTCATACAAGATAATCTTGTTTGGAACGCACAAGCAAATTTCCAAGGTTCGACAGAAGTAGAGCGTATTACTTATGAACACCCTTATTGGGCATTGGCGTCAAATGGAACAGCACATACATTTTCCTCATTTGCAGGAGCTTGGGGGAATAGAGCAAAACTAACACAAGATATTAAATGTAAGGGAACCGCAATCACGCAGAACCATTGGATAACTTGGGGTGAAGATACTATTAGTGATGAAAAGGTGAAAGTATCTTACGATAAGGGAGTGACGTGGTTTAATTTAAACACCGGCGTTCATGACAGTTATAATGATATATTTATAGCAACAAAACCAAAGAAATTGCTATCTATTCCTTTACTTTATCACCGTGTAAATACATTCATAGGAAATTCCTGGTTAGCATCGAACAAACCCGGTTGGAAAAGTTCTTTATATAAAATGTTCATTTCTGGAGATGGTAAGTATGTTGGATTATCTACCAGTTTTAATAATGGATATATAACCATATTTAAGATAGACTATGATAACCATACATACACTGTAGATTATGAAATATCTGGGGCTGGTGTTAATTATTATATGGGAAGGGATATTACTTTGAATCACGACGGAACCGTACTTGCATATTCATATGGAGGTCATAATGAAGATACTAACGTAACACAAATTCCTCGTGTTATAGTGTATAGTAGAAATCCAATAACAGAATTATGGAATACAATACCAGATGTAACATTGACAGCGAATGATTTTTATGAATATTCCGATTTTATACCAGTACGTAAATTCATTGAAGGATTCGGTTCTACGATTAAATTGGATGCTGATGGTAAAACATTAGCTGTAGCATCATGGAAAGACTATGGTTGGGTTGCTATGCGTGTATTCAAAAAACGTTCGGGTGTTTGGTTGCCTTATTATACTGATATAAAAGGAACTACAACGGTCGTGAATAGTCAAACAATTGTAAATGATTTGCATATCACCGGTAATGGTCAGATGATTGTATGGAATGCGGTTGAACAAACTATGATCGCTACTATTCCAAACTCGGCAGTTTATACAAACGTCAAATTGGCTCCGTTATCTGGCGCTACCGCGTATTTACATATTGGACAGGATACTACCGCATATGATAGTGAATATGGGTTGAATTCGGATTGGCATAATGCTATCGAACCAAATGGTCGTATTTATTCGTATCCTAAGAGCACCGATATTATTCATTCGAAAGAATTTGCGCTTCAATCCAGAAACCATTTGTCATTTTATACAGGTTTAGAGTTGAATGAAACACCATTGTCGAATGATAATAATAATGCGAACCTCAGATTATTCATTGATAATCAGGGTTTGGTAGGTATTGGTAAGAAGGCGTCAGTTCATCAATTGGATGTGAGTGGAACAATTAATGCTAGTAGTGGAATTTATTCTTCAGGTAATATCGTTCATACATCAGACGACCGTTTGAAAATCAATGAGGAATTGATACACGACGCACTAGGAACAATAATGAAAATACGACCTGAAATTTACGATAAAAAGAAATCTATAACAGCATCTGATAGTGAAGCGACCAGAAAAGAGAGTGGTTTAATCGCGCAGGATTTATGGTATAATTCTCCAGAATTGAGACACTTAATATCGCTTGGAACAAAAGTTGATGGGACAAGAACGGTTACTGAAGAGATTAAAGTTCCATTGAATACATTATCATCTAATATTAGTAAATTTAAAGACGAAGAAGGAAACGATGTTTACAATGTGGGTGGACAAGTAGTTTCCTATCAGGATATTACGAATGAAGTAAAATTCGAGACAGTAATGTTACATACAGAAGTTCCAAATATTGTTAATGTAACACCATTCGACATACAAGATATCAGTCTAAATGATGATATTCAAAACGACCCTGATTATACCGCACTAGGATGGGGAAGCACACCATCCTCTGTTAATTATAATGGTATAATACCATATTTAGTAAAAGCTATGCAAGAACAACAAGGAATTATCGAATTATTGAAGAGTGAGATTAATAATTTGAAAAATGCGTAGTTTCTATGAATTCTAATTGATAAATAATTTTATAATAATATAAATTTATTTATTAGATGCGTTGATTATTTGTCTATAACGAAATGTTCACTCCAAGCATTGAGTAATATATTATGATTGTATGCCTTAATAATAACATCATATATATCAGTACTAGTATTATTTATTTCGGTAATTGTTTTTATTTCATATTCTCCTTGTACATACTTATTTTCAACAACTACGTTTGTTCCTTGCCCTAAAATAGAGTATATTTTAACGTGTTCACTAAAGGAACCATCTGGATATTCGTTATTTGTTTCGTAAAGTAACTTACCGTTTTGGTTTTGTATATTAATAATATCTACATCTTCTAATAAAGACATTTCACTTTCGTGTGCATATACATTTAGTTTAACAAGGTCGGTTGTTTCGATAATCGGTAATGATAATTTTAATGATACAATTGTTATATCTTTTGAATTGGTTGTTGGAAATAAAACAGGTGTCCACGAACGATTCAAAAATAAATAAATTTTATAGGTGCCTACAGGAATAAAAAAAGGTTTTAACTTGAATTTTACAACGCCTTTATGAATTCGTGATACACCGACACATAATGATTCTCCACAAATAGTGGTTAGTCGTGCCACAATGTAATCACCCTTTTCATATTCACAGCATTTAAGTGTTATTTCGGGTTCTCCCCAAACACCGCATTCTTCTAATATTATTTCCTTTTCGTATCCATAATTATTTTTCGTTAAATCATTTCTTACCGTTCGTAATGATGGTGTAGATACTGGGTCACCTGTAGCATAAGTTTCTAATGTTTCGCCCACTAAATCAGGTTTTAATATAATTTTTGTATCATTGTTTAATACAATTTTATAATTAGGTTTGTGATATGATTTTACTTGATAATATCCTTTATTCCATAAACTTCTCGGAGTAGGTATAATTACACAAAGAGGACCATTATAGTTTTCTATCCTATTTATATTCTTGTTTTCGCTGAATAAATGATGTATCCATTTTTTTATTAAAATATTATGTTGCTTAGGACAATTATGACCGAAAGGTCCAATTAAAGTGTAAGTCGATTTATGTGACAAATTTACAGCAGTGTAAGAATAACTATCTCTCCATCCACATATTAAAAAAGTAGGTGGTAATTTATTTGTAAGTCCGCGCTTCCATTCGTTGTTTTTTTTAGAACCTTGTGTAAACCATTTCATATACCAAGGTTTAATATTTGTTCTTAGCTTATTATCAACACATGTTAAGCAGGGTAGTATATTTTGCCCAGTAGTTGCGAATGCGTAATTTATATCTTCTGTAATCGTTTTAACCCCTCCGATATAATGGACGTCATTCGACCATCTATTATCCGATACATGCATTATAAATAAACAATCTGGACCATTGGGTAAAGTGGTAGCTTGTAATGCGTTACACGCACTATAAGAAATTCCGTGCATCATTACATATTTATTACTCCAAGGTTGTGAACGAATGTATTGTATGATTTCATTTGTATCTTTCAATTCTTTTACTGAATATTCATTATTACTGTCTCCTTCGCTTTCTCCTGTACCTCTAATATCTATATATATGTAATTCGCTGGTATAGACGATAGAAATTTACCAAATGATTGAATGTATTTTTTATTATTTTCAAAATTACGATATGGAGAACAACTTAATATGGTTAAACAACCCTTTTTAGGATTCTGAATATACGATAATCCTCTTAAAAATATATTATCTCGTACTTTTATTTCAATAGTATTCAACATAATATATATCTTTATTTTTTTTTATCTTTTTATCTTTTTATTGTTTTTCATTTTTTATTGTTATTGCTATAGCGTTATACATAACAGTTAATGTTCCCAACTATCCATCCAGTTTTTGGAGGTAACTTGTGTACGTTTATTAAATGGAATTAGTAATTGCGGCACAAATTTCTGGTATCCGTAACCATTTGGCCCTGCTAGTGAGTTCATTATATATAGAGGGAAAAATAACGGAATTGAAATAGGGAATAATAGAAAGGCGTCCAACCATGTAAAATCTTCTTGTGTTAGCGTAGGTTCTAAAAATCCAGATGGTAATTGTATTTGTTCCATTATATATATTATCATTTGATTATATTTGTTCCTTTTCTATCACTAAATTGTCTGGGTTACTTGTTTTCATTTTTTCTAATTTTGTGTCCATTTCGTTTATTTTTATGTTTGTATTTTCAGTAGTTTTATCGATTTTTTCCAATAATGATTTGTCGCTTGTTTGTTCGACATTGATATTTTGACCGCTATAACCTTCGTATAAATCTAAATACCTTAAAGCTCCTACCAGTGAAAATGCGATAACTACAATGATTAGTAAATTATGTATCTTCTTGTTGGTTAATAGGAATGTGATTTTATTGGTAAGCATAGTTATATATTATATATATTTATTATTTTTCCAATCTTATAGTTAGACTGTTGACTTTTTTATTTATATAAATAATCTACGTTTCTTGGTTAAAAAAATTGAATTGTAATTATTGTATTCAATAGAAATTAATAAAATGAGTCATCAACCAACAAATACAGAACTATATAATGTTATACAACAATTGTGTAGTAAGATAGAGAACCTGGAGAAAAAGGTCGATAAACTGAATGAAAATCGCGAAACAAATATAGATAAAGTAAGGCGTAAACTGGGATTGGATATACCCGATGTTTTTGACGATTGGATATCATTAATTAAAGTGGAAAAGAAGCATTACGATACTATGTTTACAGTAAACGGTGGTATAGTTGCTACTTTTAAGGACGTTGTGTTAGAATATGTGAATTTAAGTGACTTTATTCCGCTATATAAATATAACAGGAGTGTTTATGTATACCAATTAATTGACGACGAAGCAGAGTGGTGTTTATTTGATAACGACCATTTAATTAAAATGGTTAAATGTGTATGGCAAAAATTATTAGCAATTCAACTTGATACTAATTATGATGACAATGAAGATGACGAAATAAAAGACCAAAAGCGGAGGGTTGTTATCCAAATGAGACAGAAACTGTGTTATACAAAGAGTAATCGGGATGCTATTATGAAACTAGTAAAGGGTATTTTATAAAATATATGTATTATATAAAATGAAAGTAGGTATTATTAATTATATGAGAAGTGAGTCACCAAAAATAGAAAAGGTAGTATGTGATATGGGTTTTGATGTAGTTATGTATGACTATAAAGAGAACCACTATAAAATTATGAAAGATTCTGATATAAAATACTGGATTTTTACAGGTTCTCCTATGGATGTAAATAAAGATACTTCACCGCAATTAGATAAACGTATTTTAAGAATGGATGGTAAACGTGTTTTTTTAATCTGTTATTCCATGGAAAGTATTTTGGAACAACTTGGTTGTAAATTAGTGAAACGAGAACGTAATCGTAAAAAGATTTTTTTAATGGACATTTTATATAGTAATTATTTAACAACAGGATTAAGTTCTCCTATTCAAGCATGGAGAAACCACGAAACCTTTATTCCTGTTCTAGGCTTGACTCCGAACATTAAACTTCAAATGAAATTTGAGGGTGAAGTTATGACGTGTTTTTATAAAAATTCAACCATGACTCAATGGCACCCGGAACACAGTGACGATGGTAAACGATTTTTATTGAATTGGTTGAATCGATAATCTATTAATTGTTATCAAGGAGAACCCTATTATATTTTACTCAATATACGCATGTCAAATAATATTATTACATAATTCCAGTGTTTTGTGTGATATTATCTATTACCTTGTTTATTGTGGTTTCTCTTGGATGACTCGGTGTTAGATTACGTTGTATAGATATACATTTCATTGAAAAATCTGAGTCAGCGTCGTTGTATTCTTCAGCGTTGTTTTTCTTTTCTTGTTTTTCTTTTCTTGTACAAATCTTTCGAAGGTTCTTCTTGTTACTTCTTGAATTCCTTTCTTCAATATATCTTGAGAACCTTCTTTATCCCATACATCATTTTCTTTGATATACAATGTCTTACGTTTTTTATCAGTACAATGAATGGGTCTATTATTCGGTCCCAATCCTTTCAAACTATCGATAAATAACTTAGTAATACTTTTATATATCCATTTTCTGCTTGGTTCTCTAAATCGTTAAGTGAAACTTGTATCCGTTCTATAAATTCAGAAAAGTTAATGGCATCTTTACAGTCTTCGTTTAAAAATACTTGTAAATTGAATTGATTGTTACTATTGTTATTATTATTACCAATCTTTGGAATCATGTCTTTTATTATACCTATCATTTCGTCACTCTTCTCTGCTTGTGATAAAATTAAATTCATTAATTCTTGACTTTTTTCCATTTGTTTCAAAAACAATGACTTATAATCTAGGTTCTCTTCATTCGATTCGATATATTGATCTATTATAATTTCTTTTGTTTTCTCAACGATTCTACATTTTATACGATGTTTCCATAAACCAGAACGAGACGAATATTGTTTTCCACAATTACACGCATTCAGTAAGTTTTTATCTGGATTTTTATCGTTTCCATTTGATTCCATTTGATTCCATTTGTTTCCATTTGTTTCCATTTGTTTCCTAAATAACGAAAACATCGAACTAAAACATAATTTCAATAAAAACGTTATGGTAACAAAAACATCAAAGAAAAACACATTTCAAAGCACTATGCAGTAAATCTATTTTCCTAAAAAAAGCACCGAAAAAGTAATTTTTATAACTTCGTAATAAATATGAAATTTGGACATTTATTTTTGTCCAAATTTCTATAACTTCGTAAAAAAATCAAAAGAGAATCCAAAACAGGTTTTTATACGATTATTATAAAATCCCCATGTCATTCTAAATACTGAAGGTGTATACATCATACAAGGTTAATAATGTATAATAATAAAATTGAAATATAAAAATATGATATACTATAAACAAAGATGTCTATTGACCGCCTAGCAAAGAAAAACTCACATCCAAGGGACGCATTTATTAGTTTTGATGAAGGACCTCATATATATACAATTCACGGTGATACATCTTACACATCTGTAACAACATGGAATCACACACATTTTCCGAAATTTGACGCTAATAAAATTATAAATAATATTCTAAGAAGTTCAAAGATGAAAGACCCGGAATATAAATATTATGGACAAACACGTACGGATATTTTAAAGATGTGGGATGATAATCGAGATTCTGCTGCAAACGCAGGAACACAAACACATTTGAACATCGAACAGTATTATAACGATATGGATGTTAGAGATAACAGTATTGAATACAAGTATTTCCAAAATTTCTTGAAAGCATACCCAAACTTGAAGGCATATCGAACAGAATGGTGTGTGTACCACGAAGAGATGAAATTATCGGGTTCAATAGACATGCTTTTCAAGGACGAAAATACAGGTGAATTCAAGATTTACGATTGGAAGCGTTCAAAGGGAATTGAATATGAAAACTACTTTGGAAAGACTGCAATTACACCGTGTATTTCATATATGCCAGATACGAATTTCTGGCACTATTCACTACAATTAAATGTGTATAGGCGAATTTTGAAGGAAAAGTATGATGTTGATGTAACCGAACTGGCACTTGTTGTACTTCATCCAGATAATTATAGTAAAGATTATGAAGTGGTGGAAGTACCGATATTAGACGAGGATTTGAATCGATTATGGGAATATAGAAAGGAGCAACTAAGTAAATAGATATGTATAAATAGATATGTATAAATAATAATAATATAAAATTATCAGTTTTAGATATAGTAAATGATAGTATATACAGTAAGTCATGCTCCGTTATTGATATTATTTTTTTATTATATATATCGTCGCTATTACAGTGTTGTTTTGGAAATAGAAGAAATTATAGATCCAATAAAAGAATATATAAATAATAGTAAAGAAGAATTTTTAAAGACATACGATAACAGCGATACAAATATGAGTGAGAATATAGAACCTATATTCTATAATAAAAAAGATTATACGGCTTTTATGAAAACCGATAAGAATGAGATAGAGACATTATGGAAAACCCGGATATTACAAGAAAATACTCCCAAAGGGTCTATCGTTATGTTTTATGATGCCTATAAACAAGCTTTTACATATTATACAGACGACCCATCAATGCCCGTAACAATTTTGAACGCAGTAGCAATGAAATACGTTATGAGATTCAGTTGTAGAGATTTCTATCATGACGAACAAACATTTAAAGTTAAAAAAGAAAATACAGATAATAAAAAACAAAAAAAGAACGAGGAAGATTATCAGGAAGATGAATTCATAGAAAATACATATATTTCTCCATTAATAAAGATACATAACGAAAAGGAAGAAACCACCGAAACAAAAAACTTGAAAACTTTATCGAATAATGCAGCGTTTGTAAGGTTAAAGTCATACAACAACACGAATTATGATGATAATAATGAAAAGAATGTTCAAAATAAGAAACTACCACAAGATAAAAATGTAAACAAATTTGTATCACTCGGAAAAATGTATAATTGTCATACATTACAAAATAATAAACCGCAACTAAAACCCGATGAAAATACAAAATACGATGAAATGTTTAAACCATTAGTAATATCAAAAGTTTCATTTGAAGTTACTCCAGAAACAGATGTTATAAAAACGAATTTGTCTTATAAGGATTTTAAATTATCAAAACAAGACTAAGCGTGTTTTCTACTCCATTCAATGAATCCAATACTCTTCTCAATAGAGAATGACGACTGTAGCTGTGACTTAGCAATAACATATGCTTTTAACTCAATCACAGTAAGCGATTCAATATATCTTCGAACCTTATCATCTATTTTATTTGAAGTTTCCATTGTAAATTATACAAATAATAACATTTATATAATTTAATTCAATTTTAGGTTTATGTTCTATATAAAAGTTAGTCTTATACTATATCTATAATATATGACATCACAACCAAATACATATTACTACTTGGAAGGATATTATTATACATATAACGCAAGTGGTGGTTATATTGGCGAGGAAGGGGCACCTGCGATTCGATACGATTTAAACGAATTATTTAATAAGTATGATTTAACTGACGCAGTACAAGTTTTATACGATGTAAAAACATTTAATGCTAAAATCGGTCTAATAAAGGACGCATCGAATGTCAATATAATAGACACGTCATTTAATGATGCTTCTGATAATTTTCCATTAGATGAAATAAATATAAGCGTTGACGACTTTGTAAATGGAATGGAAGTAAATCAAGTTATTTCAGTCGGACGATTAAATACTTTATATGACGAATTTGCAGATTTTGTGCAACTATATTTTAGCGGTCCAACTGGATTTTCCACTTTATTTAGCGACACTAGTGATTATGTTATAAATGAAGGAGTTTTCGATGCGAGTGCCTTCCTCCATATAATTACAGAAAAACCAATGGACTCGACTGGTGCATACGTAAGCAGTATGTCTGGAATAATAACAATTAATCACGTGAATGAATTATTGAAAACATCGTGTGTATTGAATGTCTTTGGGAATCGTGACCCAAGTAACAATCCACTGGTAGAAGAAGGTTTTTTATCAGGTGACTTAATTTTTATACCAAATGGATTACAAATAACATTGAATACACGTATAGATACAGAAAGTTTTCTTCCTCTTAATACATTAGTAGGTATAGAGAGAATCCAATCATTATTACAAGACCACGATTACACATCACCCAACCAATTATTTTCATCTATAAGTAATGCTACTACAACAAATATTAGTCGTCAAACGAATATACCGTTATTGATACGTCTGGCTAACTTGCCTTCGGAAAATGTTAATTCTTACATGGAACCGTCAAATAATATTATAACGACAGACCCATATCATTGGGTTAACCGCGGATTTCAACAAGGTAATCGTTTTTGGACCGCAGTAGCTTTATCATCTAACGGACAATACCAAACGGCGTTGGAATATAATGGGGGAATATATCGTTCGGATAATTATGGTGTAAATTGGACAGATGTTTCGCCTGTCGGTTACGCAACATCAAAATGGAGCGGTATTAGTATATCAGATACAGGACAATATCAAACCGCACTTGCTTACGGAACTAATATATTTATATCATACGACTACGGCGTAACCTGGTCAACAACTGGTGATATTCTAGAATGGGCGTCGATTGATATAAATTCTTCTGCTCAATACCAAACGGCGGTTAGCACAAATGGTTTTATATATTGTTCCGATAACTCAGGCGTAACATGGAACACACCCATTCCTGAAATAGGACGTAAAGATTGGCGTTCAATATCACTATCATTCACTGGTCAGTATCAAACAGCATTATCTTTCAACGATGCTATATATAAATCAAGTAATTACGGCGTAAACTGGACCAAGATATTAAGTCTTAGTGTTCCTTGGTCGTCAGTATCACTATCGTCAACGGGTGAATATCAAACTGCGTGTGTCGATAACGGAGGCGTATATTTATCCTCGAATTACGGAAATACTTGGATATTACAAAGCAGTTTGGGTGAGCAGTTATGGACTAATGTAGCAATAAGCGGAACAGGTCAATATCAAACACTTCTTTCTCGATATGATAATATATATATGAGTACGGATTATGGTGTCACTTGGAATACAAGCACGAATGATATAAATTATAAACATTGGAGTTGTGTCGCCATATCATTTGGCGGTAATTATCAAACGGCGGTAGTTTGGGAAGGTAGTATATACTTGTCGAAGTTGTTTTGAAATCACTCAATTGTTTAGCGAGTAATAATATATAAATATGTTATATAATGTCTATTGCTACATTGAAAAGAAAAACAGCCGCCAAATACAATAATTCCAGTGTAGGTCAAGAACATTTTTCACTGAATGGAACTCGCCGTAGTCAGGGTTATGTAGGTCAGGGTAATCGAGGTCGATATTTATCAAGAACATTAATGAGAGATGGCGCGGCGAAAGGACACGGTGGATGCTGTGGAACATACGATTCCAAAATGTTATCTACTGGAATATGCTGTTTAAACGACACAGACGTTATAAAATTATCTTCTATGAATAATCTTGGACAATTAATGACGCGTTATAAATGGATCAATAGTGGAAAAGGGACAGTAAAAGTCGACTCGAATCAAGATACGTATTCATCTAATAGTTATACTAATAAGCTTCGTAATAGTAAAATTTACGAAGCAGAGACTTGTTTAGAACCTTCAGTCAAACCACCAGTATGTAAACCCGACGTTCCAATGTCTAGAAATACACTTGCTTGTAATATGACAAAGGATATAACAAGAATCGAAGGAGGGACAGCTATGGATAGTAGTCTATACATACTTGGATTAGCTAAGAAATGCACGTCAAATGACCCGAATCCAGTAAGTAGTACAACATGTGGACCGTTACCTGGAAACTAGAAAAATATAATACTAATATTTTATTATATTTTACGAATATTCGATAATTATTTATAAGAACTTATAAAGGTAAGAACTTAGCAAGGGTATCTGTATATTTCGCGTTAACTCCATTATGCATATTAGCAAGACGAATAACAAGTGGAACTTGGACAGTACGTCTAATAGAAGTTCTAAGAACTTCATCTTCCAAAGAGAAAGTACCTTCAATTCCAGGAGCAGCTGAACCTTGAACTCCTCCGAGTAAAATATTACCAGATGCGTCTGAACCGAAATTTTGGAATGTAGATTTTTGCGATGTTTTGAGTGCGGTTGTATTCAAAGGTCCAATATTATTAATAGGCATAAACGCCTCTGCAGCAATTTTAACTTCAACTTTCATTCTAATACCGGAACGAACGAATATTAAATCATTCGCCATAAACCCATCTCCAATACCAAAATTATATTGATATTCAGGGTCGATTGATGTACTGGTAAGAGACTTAATGTAAGCATTACCTGATGGGTCACTACTATCGGCTACCAAATTATCGAATGTACCGTGATTCGCAAGTATACCACCCATATTAGCGTGTAAACTACATATGTAAAATAATTTACCGATAGTTCCAGGAATAAGATCGGTTGTATTCAAATTGAGGTTGCTGTTGATCTGAACATCAATATACGTGTATGCAATACCACCAACAGTCTCGTTACTTTCGACAACTGTAACCGATACGCCAACTGTATCCATATTAATACCGCCTGGAGTGTCTACAATCTTAAATGGATGAAGAGCGTAAGACGCAGCTGTTTGTCTAAATCGGTAGTTATAAATAGATGAACCACTTTCAGTAAGACCAATAGTTGGTTGTCTGATATTATTTATATAGAATTTATTTTCAATAGCTTCATTGGAACAAACATCAACAACGGTAACATCGTATATAGATGCAGGATTTTGAACAGTGCTTTCGATACCATCCGGATGACGATTGCCGAAAATATTACTATCGACTACGAAACGTAATGATTTAACAATATTATTAATAGTAATAGAACCACTAATATCAGCATTATAATAAAACTCTCCTTCATCCGAATTATTAGAAAATACTGGATTTCCACAAGAGTCTACACTCCATGTACCACTATGAGACGCATCAGTAATAAGGTTAAATAATTTACTCTCATCGAATCCTTCACTAATCTCGAAGGTTCCCGCAGACTCGAATAAAGAAGCAAAACCACCAGCATACCCGAAATATTGTTTCACGTAATCATCAAAATCATCATATAGTGTAGCTAATACACCAACAGATAGAATGGACATGTTACCTCCATTAGAAATATCTGTTGAAAATTCGAGTGCATTAATACTAATACTATCGACTTGATTGTCTAATGAATCTGAAAAAAATTGTGTCTTACGGTCATAAGAAGTATTAAGTGTAGTGTAAGGGTACAACCAATTATCGGAACCATCTCTGTTTAACACAGCAGTATTAGAACTTAAGTCTTTCATCACACCGAGTTTCTGATTAAATAGACGAACATCCATCATTACTTGAACGCAATTGGTAAGATCGAATAATTCCAAATTAGATTGTGCGGCACGGTCTACTTTAGCGATACCCTCTGCTAAATGGAAACCTCCACACGCATCGAAAGCGTAAAATGAACCTTGGTATAAAGGAAGCTCTGGTAAGAGAGGATTACTAGAAGTAGGAAATGTAGTTGGGGGAGCTTCGGACATTCTTATGTATATAATTGCTTTATATATTAAATTAAATATCGTATAACATTTTAAAATTTAATGCGAACGAATAATTGGCGTTATTAATATTTAATGGTCGACCGTGGTCGTCAAATAATCTTACCCTTAACCTTTGTATATCGACTGGTCCATAATATTCACGCGGGACAGTTATTAAATTATAATTATTTTCCATCATTACCTCGAAATTATCTGCTTCTAAAGATATACGCGCAAGAGTATTTTGGTCAACATTTCGTTCATGAAACGAACTGAAAAATACTTTATTAACGCTCCTCTGGAAATCGTCTATAGATATATAAATATACCTCATAATATTCATATCAATAGTTGTTTCTCCTGTATAAGTAGTTGCCCCGAAATATTTTTCTTGTGAGAACCCCAAATTCCATCCAAGTTTTGTTGTAAAATGTTCTAAATCATCTTGCCCTTGAATATTCTTCTTAAAGTCTAAACCGATGGAATTCACAGCAGACGCCTGTACCCCAGTTGCTTCTATAGTTACTTTAGCAGTACCACTCCTATTATCATTTACATCCAAAGATAATTGGATGTATGAAAAAATATTATCAGGTTCCAACATATTACCGCTCGCATCTAGTGGTTTGAGCGTCGAATTTATCCTATCGATAAGGTCAAATGAACTATAATTACCATCCGGTATAGTAACAATTATTTCATATTGTTCTATCGGACCTCCAATATAATATTGTGTATTCAC